TACACAGGTACAGGTACAGGCGGAATTGGAAACACATGGCCGGGAATTACTGAAAGCACAACAACTGCTTTTGGTTCAATTAACTACGAGCGTGGTCCAAAGATTTCATATGCTGCTGATGACCTAGTATTGCCATACAACTCATACTCACTATCTGACTCAGTATCATTTGATGCTAACTTCTCAGGTATGGGATATCAGGACTTGCGCCAACTATCTTCAACATCAACACTTTACGCAACAATGTTGATGGAAGAGCGCATGATGCTTATGGCTCGCGGAACTGCATCAGGATATTCTGGCGCACTTTCAGCACCTACATTCACACTTGCTTCACCAGTCGCATCTGGTTCACAGACCGCACTAGCCGCAACAACTTACTATGTAAATGTTACTGCTGATGCTGGTATTTCTGGTTCAGGTTTTGGTGAGTCAATTCTTGGTACAGAAGCAAACACAGTAGTTGCAGCAGGCGATGTTCTTACAGTCGCAGTAACTTCTGCCGTATCTGGCGCACTTGGTTACAACATTTATGTTGGAACTGCTACAGGCGCAGCAAACCTCAAGTATCAGGGAACACTCCGTGGTACTGGTACATTCACAATTCAAGGTGCTGGCGCTATCGTTACAGGTAACAACGCCGCATTTACAACAACAGGAGCCGCCGCATCTCGCGCATCAGCAGATACATCTGCTTATTCAACAGGTTATGACGGAATTCTTCCTACTGTTCTTGGTGCTAACTCAGGTTTCAACAACGCAGTCAATTCAACCTTCTCAACATCAAACCCAGGCGTTGAATACCAAAATGTATTCTCTGGTCTATATGATGCAGTTAAGGCTGACCCAGATGAGATTTTCCTAAACGGCGCAGACCGTAAGCAACTCTCAGATGCAATTAAGAACGGCTCAACTGCTAACTACCGTATCAATCTCTCACAAAATGAAGTAGGAGATTATGTTGGTGGCGCAGTTATCGGTGCTCTTAATAACGAAATTACTGGCAAGATGGTTCCTCTAACTGTTCACCCTTGGCTCCCACAGGGTGTATCACCAGTCCTTTCATACACACTTCCAATTCCAGACACAGAGGTAACAGATGTTTGGGCTAACTTCATGGTTCAGGATTACATGGGCATTCAATGGCCTGTAACTCAGTTCGCATATGAGTTCAGCACATACTTCCGTGGTAACTTCTTCTGCACTGCTCCAGCATGGAACGGCGCAGTATCAGGAATTGTCAAGGCTTAGTAAGTAAAAAAGAGGTGCCGTGCTGGAAGGCGCACGGTATCTCTTTACTAAAAGAAGGAAACAAATGACAAAATTGGTTGGTCCAAAAGGATTAAGAGGCGTTGATATAACCACATCTCGCGGTGTGCGTAAATACAATCAAAATAAAAAGGGTATGGTTGAAGTTTCAAACGCAAGAGATGCGAAGGCGCTAAAGGCAGAAGGTTTTTTTGAAGCAAGTTTGATGGGTACGACAAACAACTCAACACTTGGGTTTGTTTGTGTAGAGTGTGGTTTTGGTTCTTGGTTTAGAAAATGCTCACGGTGCGGACATGAAAATGGAACACCAGAAAGAGATGGTGAATAATGGCTACTGGCATTACAAACCAAACCGTATTTAGTGAAGTTCCATATTTAACAGTCGCAGAATACAAAAATGCGCCAACATCTATTGACTATGACAATCTTGTTGTAGGCGGTAATGCTTCGGCGCAAGATGCTGAATTGCTTAGAGTTATTAACCGAGCAAGTTCATTTATGGACGAATATCTAAATCAAAATCTTGTTGCATCTACATTGATTGAAAATCAACGCACACGATTTACGCCAGATGGTTATGTAACGCTACACCCAAATCACACACCAGTAATTTCATTACAAAGTTTTCAATATGGGTTTGACCCAAATAGTTTAGTAACACTTCCAGATTGTTCAATTACTTGGTTTGAAGACCAGCAAATTATTATTCCAGTTTCTAGTATTGCGACCACATATTCCAGCGCAGGACCACTTTCATTTGGTGGCGGTGGAAGCACACGCAATCAGTTATACACAAAATACACTTACACGGCTGGATATGTTAATAACGCTATTTCAACCGCAACTGCTGGTCAAACTTCAATGACTGTTCTAAACGCAACAGGCGTTGTGGCAGGTCAAACATACAGAATTTCTGATGGCGCAAATAGTGAAGTAATAACAGTTGCTAGTAATTACACCTATGGTTCTACAACAGTTCCATTGGCATCTGCTTTGCTTTATACACACGCAAGCGGAGTTACATTTGGTAATCTTCCAGCGGCTATTAAGCAAGCCTGTATTTTAATTACAACCGCATTTATCAAAGTGCGTGGTGATAACTCTATGACTATGGCAATCACTACAAGTCCAACCGCAAATGTTACTGGCTCAAATCGCTGGGGCGGAGATATTGCTCTTGCGCTTGAAATGGTACAACTCTACCGCAGGGTCAGATAATGGCAGGGCGCACAGGAGTCCGTGCCACATTGGCATCATTTTTAACAACACCACAAATAACTACGCTAAATCAAGTATTTACTTCATTTCCTAAGCGCATAAATTTTCAAGTTAATTCAACTGCTGGTCAATTATCGCGTGCCGCAGTAGTGGTGTTTATTCAGTCTGAAAATGAAACACGCTTAGCAATTGGTGGCGCAACTAACGGTTGGAAGCGTGTAGATTACTCAATAGTTCTACAAATCTTTCATCACTCTTTACATAAAAACGCAGAAGATGCGATGACAGATTTTGATACACTTGTTGATAACATTAAGACAAGATTGCGTTCAGACCACAATTTTGGGGATACAACAGGAACATTGGTTTGGCAAGGTGCTGAACCAATCATTAGTGCTACTTATGGCGAACCAGCAACGGTTGCCGAGGGAGCAACGGAAACATACGCTGAATTACAGTTTGATGTTACCGAGATGATACAAGCATAAGGAGAACACATGGCAAAGTATAAATACACGGGAACAGACGAGCGTGTGTTCCCTTCGCTTGGGATTGTTGTGGCGCCAAATGACGAATTTGATGCGCCAGATGATTTCAATGCGTATGAAGTTATTAGTGTTAGTGCTAAGATTTCAACCAAACCAACCTTCACAACACCGCAGGAGAGTGAGTAAATGGCAGTCCAAAATTCCGTCCGTTCCTATATAGGAATTGCAAAAGAAGTAACAAAAGGTACTGCGGTAGCACCGACAGATTACCTTCTCGTCAATAAAGATACTGTAAAACCAGTAGATGTAATTGACCCATTGTATGACCAAGGACTACGCGGTGCCGCAGTTGAAAATTACAACTACATTCCGGGCAGAACACGCTCTACATTTGATTTAGGTGGTGCGGTATTTGCTGATGGTATTGGTTACGCATTAACAGGTATTATGGGTGCTTGCGCTACATCTGGCGCATCTGCTCCATATACACACACAATCTCATTGAAGAACAGTCTTGCGGCATCTACCGATATTCAGCCACTTTCTTACACACTTACAGACTTTTATGTTGCTGGTGTGCGCCAATATGCGGCTCAACAATTCCACGATGTAACGCTAAAGTTTAGCGCAGATGGAATGTTGGAATATGATGCTAAAGCAACAGGCTGGGCTTCAACTACAACAACTGCGCCTACTCCAACATTTAGCACAGTATTGCCAACACCAGTTTGGCAGGGAACTGTAAGCATTGGTGGAACTTCAATTACAAATGGTATGACAGGTTCAATCTCAATGAAGCGACCAGTTACACCAATTTATGGAATTTCACAGACACAAAATCCATTTAGCGTATTTGTTGGTGCTCTTGATGTTACAGGTGAACTAGAGTTCATTATGGAAGCAGATACAGAATTAACACGCTACCTAACAAACACACAACCTGCCATTATTCTTAACTGGGCTTATGGAACAGGTGCTGCCGCACTACAAATTCAAGCAACTCTTACAAAGGGTGCTTATACTGCCGCCGCTTATGACCGTGGAGATGATTTTGTAAAAATCAAAGTCAATATCAACGGACTAGGAAATACCACAGATGCTGGTGCTTCTGGCGGTTTTGCGCCTATTAAGTGGGTTCTGCAAAATGCAAAGGCTTCTGGTACTTATATCTAAGTAACAGAGTAAATGTGCTAGGGGGTTGGTTGTAGCAGTCGCCTTCCCTGCTCCCACCCCCTAGCACCTATTTTTTGTTGTAAAATTGGAAGGCAATAACCGATTGGAAGGAAACAAAATGCCTAAAAAGAAAATCACACTACCTAGTGGTGCAACAGTTACATTACGCGACCCATCAGAGTTGCGTGTAAAAGACCGCAAGAAGATTTACGCAAACGCAGGTAAAGCAGATGAAGGTATTATGCAAGCACTTTCATTAACAGATGGATTAATTGCCGTACTTGTGGAAGATTGGTCGTTAGATTTCATTATTCCGTCAATCAAAATTGACTCATTAGATGAACTTGAAATGGCTGATTACGATTTTCTTGTTGATGAAACAAAAGATGCGCAAAAAGTGTTATTCCCAGCCTTGGCTAAAACAGAAGCAAATGAAAAGGATGCCGAAAGCCCTTTAGGAGACTCCAACGGCTAAAATGGTTGCTTGAAGGTGGTGAAAGACATGAAGCCTTTACATATCCAGATGAAGAGTGGTTTTATTTCATTTGTGCAAAGGAATTCGGTTGGACACCACAACAAGTAGATGAACAACCTGCTGGTTTGTTGGATTGGTTAATTGCTATTTCTTCATTAGTGAAACAGGTAGAAAGTGATAATCACAAATCTTAAACAAGTCCGTCAAGCGTTAGAAAAGGCTGGCGCAAACATGGACGAGGGCGCAAGAAAAGCGCGAGATGAAATGATGCTTGCTTTAATCCAGTTATCAAAAGAGGAAATAAAAGGTCGCAGACCAGAAGGACAAAAAGCAATATCTGGCATACCGCCAATGAACCGCACAGGTAATTTGCGTCGTTCAATACGCGGTGAGAAGTTTCGCCAAGGTTTTGCAAGTTATTCTGCTATTGTTGGTCCAACAATTGTTTATGGTCGTGCCGTTGAAATAGGCGGACAATGGGCACCTCGTTCATGGAAAGGAACTTCTGCTATGGCTGGTTTCCCTTACATGAAGCCAGCGTATGTAAAGTTCCGCGTACTTGCCCCTGCAATTGTTGCTAAACATATTGGTCAGGTGGTTAAGTAATGTCATTTTTACCACCAGCAATATTTGAAATTAAAGCAGTCGCGGATAAGGCTATTGCTGAATTTAAGCAAGTTAATAGCGAACTTGAAAAAATGGAAGACCAGTCGCAAAAGGCTGGCGGTCAAATTGGTGGTATTGATAAGGCAAGCCGTATCGCTACGGCTGGTTTGTTGGCTATGGGCGCGGCATTTGTTGGTTTTGCCGCATTTGGTATCAAAGAAGCAAACGATAGCGAACAGGCATTGAATAAATTGGGTCAAACAATGTCCAATTTAGGAATTAACTCAGAAGCAAACAGAACCAAAATTGAAGCACTTACCGATAGTTATGAAAAACTTGGTTTTGGTAATGAAGAAGCCGCCGCAGGTTTTAACAAGTTACTGATTGCTACTGGTAGTGCCACAACCGCAACCAATTACTTAGGATTAGCAGCTGATTTTGCTCGCACAAAAAATATAAGTCTTGAAGAAGCATCTGGCGCACTTGCTCGTGCGAGCGCAGGTAACGCTAAAGCATTTAAGGAAATGGGCATTAGTTTAGATACAACTTTGCCTAAATCCGAAGCAGTTAAAAAGGCAATGGACGAATTAAACGCCAAAATTGGTGGTCAGGCAGTTGCATATACAAATACATTCAAAGGTTCTTTGGCGGTATTAAAAGAAGAAATTGCAAATGTTGCTGAAACCATTGGCGCAACAATTATGCCGTATTTGAAAGCACTTGTAAGCGGTATAAGTGATGCTATTGATTTTGCTAAAAAGCACAAAACTATATTAGGAATTGTTGCTGGAGTCGTCATTACTTTAACTGTCGCAATTGCATCATATTCATTTGCAGTTAAAACTGCCACCGCTATAACAAAAACATATGCCGCTATTCAAGCCTTTGCTAAAGGTGTAGTTGCATTAATGACTGGACAACAAGTTGCTCTTAATGCCGCAATGACGGTTAATCCGATTGGACTTGTAGTTGCTGCCACAGTTTTGCTTATTGGCGCATTTATTCTGTTATGGAATAAATCTGAGGCTTTCCGCAAAATTGTTATTCAAGTAGGCAAAACTGCATTAAATGCTTTTGCTTCAATCATTCCTATGGTAAGTCAAGTTATTGAAGCAATCTTGAAAATTACAACTGGACCACTTCGTTTGTTGCTTAAAACTTTGTCTTATCTTCCGGGCGTTGGTAAGTATGCTAAACAAGGTTTAGACATGATAAATACAGGGCTTGACGGTGTAAGCGACATGGGCGCAAAAGCCGCAAAGATGGCTACTGATTTAAGTGGCAAGTTAGATAAATTAAATAAACCAATTTCAATCAAATTCTTAAAGCCTGAAATTCCAGATTTAGGAAATACAACTGGCGATGGAACAACTGGTGGCGGATTAACTGCTGAACAAAAGAAGGCGGCCGAAGCGACCAAAAAAGCAAATGAAGATTACATAAAGATTGTTAAAGATTTTCAGGACAAAATTTCTTCTGCTCAATCTAAGTTCAATGACAAGATGACAAAAATTGACAAAGATTATGCAGAAGAAACTGCTAAGTTAAATAAAGATGCAAAAGAAAAGATTGATAAGTTAAATAAAGATGCTGCCGAAAAAAAATTAAAGGCAGAAAATGATACAAATAAAAAAATTACAGAAGCACAAACACGCTTTAATGATGAAATGGGTAAGTTAAACGCTAAAAAGGCAGATGATTTAGCAAAACTTACACAAGATAATCAAGACAAAATTGCTTCAATTACTCTTTCTGGTAATGAAAAGTTACAATCTATTATTCGTCAATCCATTGACAGATTGCGTGATGCTTTTGCTAAAGGCACAGAATTTAGCGTTACAGATTTATTCAAAGGTTTAGCAGAAAGCGGTTCTGCAAACGCAGAAGATTTGCTTATTGCAATTAAAGAAAAACTACTTGGCGCTAAAAAACTTGCTCAAAATGCTGCAATGTTACAAGCGCAAGGATTTTCACAGACATTTATTGAACAAGTTGTTGCTTCTGGACCAAAAGTTGGTAATGAACTAGCAGATAGTTTAAGAAACGCTACACCTGAAACAATTAATGAATTAAAAGCAACTTTTCTTGAGATGGAAAATACTCAAAATTCTGGTTTAGATGCACTTGCAATAGAAATGAATAAAGGCGCACGCCTTGCTACAAGTGAGTTAAATGAAGCCTATAAAGATGCTCAAAAAGATTTAGCAGTTGCTCTTACCGACCAAGCAAAACAATACGCAGAAGCACAGGCTGAAATTAACAAAACATTCAATGAAGCAACCGCAGAAGCGGAAATTACACGCGATAGTGCCATTTCTTCACTAAAGGCTGATTTGGCAGAAACAATTGCTGAAATTGACAAAGATTTACAAGACTCATTAAATGAGGTAAATAAAGATTTACAAGAAGCGTTAAATGAAGCATTTAAGAATTTTCAAGAAGCGCAAAATGATGCACGCAAAGAATTAGCGGATACTCTTGCTGAAATTGAAAAAGACATGGTTGATAAACTTGGTTCAATTAAAGATGCTACAAACGCAACGATAGAAGCAATTAAGGCACTTGCCGCTGCTTTGGCTTCTGCTAAAACATTTACCGCGCCAACAGTTACAGTACCAACAAAACCAACAACACCAGTTACACCAGTTACGCCTACTACACCACAATATGTAAATACAAATACTATTGAAGGCATTAATGCGGCATCAGGGTTTAATGTTACTCAAAACATTTCATATCCAACTGCAAGTGCAAGCGAAATCTCTGCACAGACTTTAAGTGCAATTAAGTTTGGAACATCTGGCGGATATAGTTTTACTGGTTCAATGGGAGTTAGATAATGCCTGTTATTACAAATAGTTATTCATTTTCTTTTGCTGGAATTACATTTGGTGGTGTTGGTTCGCCTTATCAAATTTTATCTGTTGAAGGTTTAGAAGGATTGCCCGGAATTCGCAATCAAGATGATAACCGAGGATATCAAGATGGTATGTTTTCAGGGCGTGATTTTCTTGGCGGTCGTACAATTTCAATTACATTTCAAACTTTTGCCACATCTGGTGGTAACTCTGCGCAAACTAATTTTAATTTAATTCAAGCAAAGTTACTACCACAAACATCTGGTACAACGCCTTTGTATTTCATTTTGCCGCCTTCGGGAGAACAGTTTGTAAATGCGCGTGTTCGTGTTTTGCGTACATCTGTTGACCCAAATTACACATACGGAATGATTACATCTCAAGTTGAGTTTTTTTGCCCTGACCCTAATTATTACGACTCAACTCAACAAAGTGCATCATTATCTGTATCTGCGGCACCAGGGCGTACATATAATCGCACTTACAATCTTGTATATGGTTTTGGTTCATATACAACGCTTACAAATGTGGTTAATGCTGGTTGGGCTACCACTTATCCAGTAATCACAATTACTGGTCCAATTACAAACCCAACGCTTGGAAATGTTACAACAGGACAATATTTGAATTTGTCGGGTACTTTTACCAACACCGATACATTGGTGATTGATACTCAAAACCGACTTATTACAAAAAATGGAGTATCTGCTAGAAATTTACTTTCAACAGGTACTTGGTTTGCCGCACCAGCAGGAACTTCGCAGTACTATTTGACAGGTTCTACAACCACCGCAGGACTCACTACCGCTACCGTTACATGGTACAATGCTTACATTTAGGAGAAAATAATGGCATTACGCACACCACCGAGTTGGTTACAAAACGGTTCTCACCCTGCCGAAAATGACCGCCTATCTATGCAAGCAATTATTGGCTCATCAGGAATTATTGGTTCTTCATCTCTTGCGGTTACACAAGCAGCAACACCTGCTATGGCGGTACAAGTTGCGGCTGGTTGGGGTGCGGTGGTTGGTGATTACACAACAAATATGGGTGTATATCAATTTTACAATGATGCGGCAACGCAACTTACAGTTACAACTGCAAACCCTTCAAACCCTAGAATTGACCGCGTTGTTGTAACAATTTTAGATGCTTATTACACAGGTTCATCAAATACGGTTACTTTTCAAGTTATTGCTGGAACACCTGCTGGTTCTCCAGTAGCGCCTTCAACGCCTCAAAACTCAATTTCATTAGCAACTATTGCGGTTGCCGCTGGCGCAACTTCAATTACAAACGCAAACATTACAGATACACGAACAAATATAACTACAAATCTACCTGTTGGAGATTTAACAGAAGTTCAAGGCGGAACAGGTATTTCTGTTGCTTCTGGTACTGGTCCAATTCCTATTGTTTCAACAGATGCTACGGTTATGGTTGGTTATGCCACTACTGCTACTGCTGGCGGAACAACAGTATTAACTGCCGCAAGCACTTCAACTCAATTTTTTACAGGTACTTTAACTCAAACAATTACTTTACCTGTTGTTTCAACTTTAGTATTAGGTGAAGTATTTGTAATTCATAATAATAGTACAGGCGCACTTACAGTTAATTCATCAGGCGGAAACTTAGTAATAACAATTCCTGCTGGTAACACTTATTTACTTACCTGTATTTTAACCACAGGAACTTCTGCCGCTTCATGGGATGCCGACTTTACTGGTTCATCAACTATTACTGGTACAGGTGCAAATGTATTGGCTGATAGCCCAACATTAACTGGAACTGTTACATTAGGCTCAGTAGCAAATCTTACGCAAACAGGCACAAATAGTGTAGGCTCTATTACAGATAATATCTTTATTGACTTGATGGGAGCATGGTAAATGGCGGCAACACCAAAACCTTTATTTAGAGGCGCGGCAACATTAACAACCACAACGGTTCTTTACACAGTTCCAGCCTCAACTACTACTGTTGTTAGCAATATTGCAATTACAAATACTGCCGCTTCTGCTGCAACATTTACTCTTGGTATGGGTACTGCTGGTTCAAATACTGCTTTACACACAACAAGCAATATTGCAGCAAACTCAACTATTTACATTGACTTAAAACAAGCACTAACCACTACGCAAACAATTACAGGTGGCGCAAGTGCGGTTACAGTTTCATTCCACATTTCAGGCGTAGAAATCGTATAAGGAGATTTATTATGGGTTCATCTACTGTACCTGCCGCTGGTGGTGGCGTAAATGTTTTTTCACAGACATTTACTGCTACTGCTAACTGGACTGCACCTGCTAACACAAACGCAGTTGATTGTTTACTTGTTGGCGCAGGTGGCGGTGGCGGTGGAAGTTCTAACGACCTTCGCGCAGGTGGCGGTGGCGGTGGCGGTGGAGTATTAAAACAAAGTGTTGCAGTTACTCCCGGAAGTACTTATTCAGTTTCAATTGGAACTGCTGGAACTGCTGGCGGTGTTAACAATGCTGGCGGAACTGGCGGTAATACTGCATTTGGAGCGTTACTAACCGCTGCTGGTGGTGGCGGTGGCGGAATGTTTGCAGCGAATGTTGCTGGAGTTGCAGGGGGTAACGGCGGTTCTGGCGGCGGAATGGGCGGTATGGGTTTTGGTGGTGGCGGTGGTGGTGCTGGTGGCGCTGCTATCAATACTTGGGCGTATTACAATACAACTTATGCTTCCACAATGTCTCAATGGTTTTCAAATATATCAGGACTTAGCGCAGGTCGCGGTAATCAAGGCGGTGCTGGCGGAATGGGCGGTATGTTAAATGGAACAACCGCAACAGCCGTAGTTACATCTGGTGTTGGCGGAGTAGGTTTATTTGGTTATGGCGGTGGCGGTTCAGGCGGTTCTAGAGGTGATTCAGACTATACAATTGGTGCAGCCTCTTCAGGTGGTGGTTTTGGTGGTAAGGCTGGCGCTGGTTCTGCTGCAAACTCATATGGCGGTGGTGGCGGTGGTGGTGGCGCTGGTGGTTCAGCAGCAGCAGGTGGAGCAGGTTTTCAAGGTTACGCAGTATTAACTTGGAGTGCATAAATGATAAATGTCGCGTTTATTAAAAATAACATTGCAATGGATATTTTGGTATTTGACGAAACCAAAGACAATGCTGAATTGATTGCTTCATTGGTTCAAGCAAATGGATATGACACTGCTATTGCATTAGATAATCCTTTAACACCACGGTATTCTACTTGGGACGGTAAAAAGTTTGTAGATACTCACCCAAAAGTATTGCATGAATTAGGAGTAAGATATTATGTTGAAGGCGATAATCAAATTCACGAACCTGCTGGGGAATAATTACCCTATAGATAAACCAGTTCCTGCAAGCAAATTTATTCCAGATTGGTATAAAAACACTCAGTCGTATGTAGGTAATGAAAAAAAACCTAGTGGGCAAGGTGGGCAAAGCGGAACAATAAAAAGATGCATACCTGTTTTTGATGCAATTACCGCTGGGTATATTATTACTTTACCTTGTGATGTTTATGTATCACAAAAAGATGGCGCGCCTTATTATGAGTGGAGTTCATTAGACGCTATTTCATTTCACCCAATTGAACAAGCCCCTGAACACCCAAATAAAAATGGTTTTTCTTATCCTAAATTTATGAACCCTTGGGGAATTAAAACACCCAAAGGTTACTCGGTTTTATTTTTGCAACCAGTTCATCGTGAGTCTGTTTTTAAGATTTTGGAAGGCGTTGTTGATACCGATAATTATACGGCGCCAGTTAATTTTCCATTTGTTTTAACTGATGTAACTTTTGAAGGACTAATACCTGCTGGAACTCCAATTGCTCAAGTCATTCCTTTTAAGCGTGAGTCATGGGCAATGAAAATTGGTTCTAAAAAAGATTATACAGAACAAAAAACAGTTACATTGAAAATTACAACCAAATTTTTTGACGCTTACAAAACAATGTTTTGGCAACGCAAGGAATACAAATAATGGCAACTTCATACCGATATCTGTTTGCAGATTTGCTAACCAACACAATTATTGGTGAGTTATCTTTAACTGGCGTATCATTTGGTTCTCAACTTAATCAAGCAGGTTCATTTCAAGGTCATATTCTTTTATCAGGTGTTAATTCAACGGCATTTAATGTTACAAATTCAACCATTCCTTCTAAATGCGCAGTATATGTAGATAGAGATGGCGTATTGGTTTGGGGCGGTATTATTTGGAACCGCAGTTATCAATCTTCAAATCAAACTCTTACAATTAACGCTAGAGAATTTGAGTCTTATTTTGAAAAGCGCAGAATTACCTCAGACCAAGTATTTACCAATATTGACCAATTAACGATTGCGCAAAATTTAGTTTCATTAGCGCAAGGTGTTCCATATGGCAATATTGGCGTACAAGTAGGCGTGGAAACTTCTGGCGTGTTGGTATCTAAAACTTATTATGGATATGAAAAGAAAACTTATTACTCTGCATTACAAGATTTATCTCGCGCTGAAAATGGATTTGATTTCAATATAGATGTGGCATATGACGGTTCTGGTGCGCCTACAAAAACACTTAATTTAGGTTACCCAAGAATTGGAACAACATATTCTTCAACTAATCCAAGCGCATTATTATTTGAGTTTCCTGCTGGAAATGTTGTTGAATATGAATATCCAGAAGATGGTTCATTAGTTGCTAACACTTTATATGCTTTAGGTGCTGGTTCTAATGAAGGTAAATTGTCCGCAACATATCAAAATACAACTTATTTAACTAATGGTTGGGCTTTATATGAAGAACAAGCAAACTATTCAGATGTTACAGATGCCACTTATCTTGCTCAATTAGCACAAGGACAAGTTATTGCTTCTTCTTATCCACCAACAGTAATTAAACTTGTTGTACCTGCGTATGTAAGTCCTACATACGGTACATATTCAATTGGTGATAGTGCAAGATTACGCATTACAGATGAGCGTTTTCCTTCAACTGGTGTAGGTACTGCGGTTCAGGCTGGTTTAGATGCGGTTTATCGCATTGTAGGAATTGAAGTTCAGCCCGGTGAAAATGGTCCAGAGCGTGTAACATTAACTTTAACAACCACATCAAACTAGGAAATCATGGCATATATTAATCAACCACCTGAGTTAAGAGTCCTTTTTTCCGACCTTGACCGCAGATTGCGTTTGCTTGAAACTGCTACCAGATTTACATTTCCTAATGTAACATCAGACCCTAGCAATCCGCGCAAAGGTGATGCTTGGTTGAATATAACAACCAACCAAGCCAAAATCGTAGATGCAAACGGAACTGTACGCATACTGACTTGGACATAAAATGAGTGTTAATGAATGGATAGGTTTTGCCGTAGGTGTATCAACACTTGTTGGCGCCGTTGCTATTGGAATACGGCATCTTGTTAAATCCTATCTTGCTGAATTAAAACCCAATGGCGGTTCAAGTTTGCGTGACGAACAAAATAGGCAGGGCGACACAATTAAACGCTTAGAAAATCGCATTGATGAAATTTATCTGTTGCTTATTAGTCGCAATTAGTTTAACTGGTTGTGGTTATCAAGGTTATACAAGATACCCTTGCCAAGAGTTTGAAAACTGGACAAAAGCAGAATGTAATCCGCCACAATGCGAGGCGGTTGGACAATGTACAAAGGACTTATTACCAAATGTGGACACGCAAAATGGGTAAAAAATTTACCCCAGAAGAATTACACGCACGCTTAATTGTAACAATAGGTATTTTGTTGGCGGTTGTGTTTGCTGGTTCTGTATTTGCCATGCTTTATGCTTTGGTGTTTGTAACACAACCTTTAGCACAAGCACCAAATGATGCCGCATTTATTGACCTTGTATCTACTTTATGCGTATTTCTTACTGGTACGCTTTCAGGCATACTTTCAGCAAACGGACTAAAATCTAAACCAAAACCACAAGAAGGAGTGCAAGATGAGTCTAAATAAAGTAATTGAATTATGTGAAGCATCTATTGGTTATACCGAAGGTACAAATAACGATACAACATTTGGTAAATGGTTCGGGCTTAATAATCAACCTTGGTGTGCAATGTCTGCATCTAAGATGTATTTTGACGCTGGTATTATTAAATCAGTTGCTAACACAAGAAAAGGTTATGCATCTTGTGATGCGTGGTTAAAGTATTTAACAAAAAACAATCAACTTGTGCCGCTAGGTCAAGCCAAAAGAGGCGACCTTGTGTTTTTTCAATTTGATGAAGATGCGCAACCAGACCATGTGGGAATTATTAAATATCACAACACAACATTAAAATATCTTCAAGTATTTGAAGGTAACACTTCAAGCGGTAAATCAGGTAGTCAATCAAATGGAGATGGTTACTATTTGAAAAAGCGTGATTACAAAACAATCATGGCAATTGCCAGACCAAAGGAGTAAAAATGGAAAAGAAGCACCTTGAAATGATTAAGTCTGCATTACGCCACTTTGCAGTAACTGCTATTGCGTTATATGCGGCTGGTGTAACAGATATTGAAGCACTTGCGTTTGCTACTGCCGCGGCGGTTGTTGGACCTGCTATTCGCGGTATTGACAAAAATGACCCTTCATTTGGGCTAGTTGCGGATACTGTAGAAAATGCAATAATTGCTGCTGCTAGCAAGAACAAGAAAAAAACTAAATAACGCTTTGACTAGGCGGTTGTATTGGGGAAGTTCAACCGCCTAGTCACAGGTATTCATATGGATATTGAAGGCAGATTTCACATTAAATACACCATCACAAATGAGTGCTGGTTATGGAACGCATCTAAATTACAAAGCGGATACGGTTTATTTACCGATGAAACTGGTAAAACAATTACCGCACACAGATGGTCTTATCAACACTTCAAAGGTGCAATTCCACAAGGTTTAATAATTGACCACATATGCCGTAACCCCAGTTGTGTCAATCCAAAACACTTACAGGCAATAACTCAATCAAATAATATAAAGAGAAGTTTGCTTGTAAAAGCAAGAAGCGCCAGAACCCATTGCAAACACGGTCATGAATTTACGCCACAAAACACTCGATATGTGAAAGGTCAGCGTGGGCGTAGATGCGCCACTTGTGCCAAAATAAGTAAAGGCTAATTTGCGGTTTCTTATACGAGCAACATACTTTTGTGTGTATGATTTGCTTAACGAGAAAGGTGGCAATTATGGGCTTGGCAGATAAGTTAGAAGAGGCAAACAAGAATAAGAAACCATCAAACTGGTGTCCGTACCAATATATGTATGACAATTTAACGCCAGAAAATCAAAAGGCATTAGATGATGCGTGGGCAAAAGGTTTATCTGCAAATGTTATTTTAAGTGCGCTTAGGTCGGAAGGTATTAAAAGCAGTAATGAAGCAATACGAGCGCATAAAAGTGGTGTTTGTAAATGTCTCAAAAAATAAACAAAATTCTTGAAGATAGACAAATTACGCATGGAGATGCAGAAGAAAACTTTGCGCGTACTGGTCGTGGTTGGGGTGCATTACTAGGCATTGATGACATTCCTGCGTGGAAAGTGGCGTTGATGATGGATTTCTTCAAGTCTGTGCGGTGTATATCAAATCCGTTGCATGAAGATAACTGGTTGGACAAATTAGGTTACACACAGCACGGTATGGAGATATCCGATGAGTCTTAAACAACGATTTGAAGAATTACCAGAAGATATTGAGTCAAGTGATGTAACTGAATTGCGTAAAGCATTAGTACGCACACAAAAACAACTCAAAGATGCAAAGAACCGCACCGAAGAATTAGTTGAAGTAACAATACAAGCCACAAAAGATGCAACTCTTGCAATGGGTTCAATTAAACCTGTACAAATACCTGTACCAGATAAGCGCAAAAAATCTAGTGAAGTTGCGTTATGGCATATGACAGATTGGCAAGGCAGTAAAAAAACAACCACATATAACTCACAAGTTATGCGCACACGCGTTATGGAGTTTGTGGATAAAGCATACAAGATTACAGAGATACAAAGAGCAGACCACCCTGTAAAAGATGTGGTTGTGTTGTTTGGTGGCGATATGGTAGAAGGTTTGTTTAATTATCCAGCGCAACTGCATGAAGTAGATGCAACGCTATTTGAACAATATGTAACCGTATCAAGACTAATTACAGATGTTATTAGAAAAGCACTTGCAATGTACGAAAATGTATTAGTGGTTGCAGAGTGGGGTAATCATGGGCGTATCGGTAACAAACGCGCAGATGTACCACGCAACGACAATATTGACCGTATGTGTTACGAATTAGCACGCCAGTTATTAGCAGATGAAAAGCGATTAACTTGGCAAGATTGTCCAGATGATGTACAAAGAGTTGAAATAGGTAACTATCGCGCATTGTTAATTCACGGTGATGAAGTGGGAAGAAATGGGTTTGCATCACCTACTGCGATTGTTCAACACGCAAACCGTTGGCGTAGCGGTGCGTATCCATGGGAGTTCAGAGATGTATATGTGGGGCATTACCACACACATGCTTGTTGGCCCATGGCAAACGGATTAGGAAGTATTTATCAAACAGGTTCAACTGAGAGTGATAATCGGTATGCGCGAGATTTATTAGCTGCTAGCGCTATCCCAAGCCAACGGTTGCATTTTATTGACCCAGTTAAAGGCAGAGTTACCGCAGAATATAAAGTGTGGTTGGATTAATCTTCATCATCAAAATCATCACCGTGTTCAACAGTAATTAACCGCATATTAGAAACATCAACGCCATTTTCTTTTGCGGCAGTCATTGCTTCCTTAAATACATTTAACGCACGGTTAGTTAAATCATCAACCATGTCGGGATATTCAGTTTCTGTTCCTAATTCAACAGTCAAACCACCGCAACGGATTGAGATTTGTGAGTAATGTGATTTATCAGCCATATGCAAAGTGTATTCCTACCCACGCTTGGGTATGCAAGTGTTACAAATAATGTGTCGAAATTAAAAAACTGCCTACTTTTTACAAGGCGTGTAAGGCTATTTGCGGACATTTGAATAGCAATTACATACATATATACCACTTGCATTTGTTTGTGTCTGTATCGGGCTGTAACGGCGTTATATACGCCCTCTAAAACCCACTTCGGCGTGGTCTGATACACTTGTAGTCGTACGAATAACTAAATAGTGGTTTTAGAAATTGGAAAATCGTTACCCATAGGGATATGGAAAAAACGGGATTAACGCCTAGGCACCCGAACACTTAGATTTCCAAAAGTAAATTACCCACACGCAGCAACACTAGACAAATAAATATACGGCAAAAAAGATTACCTAATCCGCCCAGCAATAAATCCTTCGGGACTGTACACGAATTAGCGAAATTGGACGCCGCATATTTCACATAGGAGATACAAACGGAAAGCAAAATCGTTATTTAGTTTGCACCGTTCAGAGTATCCAGTAACAGATTGCAAGTCCGAACAAAACCAGCACAAACTGTTAGTCGGTGTTAATCACACAAACAGTAATTAGGTACAGGTTCGGTATTCTACAAAGTACGCAGTTAGTAGATATAACACATTGCAAAAAGTTATGACACGCAAATAAAGAAACGCACGCAACGGATAAGTCCTCGGCAAGTGACAAAGACAGGCACCCATAGTAGTTGCTAACCAGCGCACTTCAAATAAGGCGGAAGTCGGTATGGAGAATTATCTCAGAGGTCGGTTTGGCAAACCGATAGTGGTACACATTCCACAAACACATAAATAACTAGGGACAAACAAATTCCGAAACGGTGACGGCGCTAAAGGTCGTCACCGTCTAACCGCTTAGGCAACGGTTACTGATGATGGTACGCCTATCACATACAAACAAAGGGATAATAAAATGACAACAATCAATAAAGTAACACTTGCAGATATAGAAACAGAAATGAAGTTACAAAAACCAGATGTAATTATTGAATATGACTCATGGGTAAATGCAACGAATATCTGGCACTCAGATTTCCGTTACAACATTTTCTTTGGTTATGCATCAGATGGTTGGAGTTACAACGATGACCAAGGATTTGGATACGGTGATTTCATTGACGATTTACCTACTGCAAAAGAAATCGTTGAAGTATTTTTTAAGCAAGTAGCAGAAAACCCACAACTCACATACGAAAAGGCGGAATAAAAATGGCAATGAGCAAAGTAGATTATCAAGTAATAGCAAATCTAATCGTAATCGCAAAAGAACATAACCCAGAAGCAATAAAAGGGTTAAATGAATTATCTATGATGCTTTGTGGCGCATTTGGAGTTAATAATCCACGCTTTAGCACATACTTATTTCTTAAAGAGGCAGAACATTACGCCGCAAATGAATATGTAGGTAGATAACAGACCGAAATACCGTGCAGAGTACGCAAAACTTTAACTGCACGGTATATAGCAGTAATTCTGCTACTGATGAGGTCATCAGACACTACAAACAAAGGACGAAACAAATGGCACTATCTTGGGATATAACAAACTGCGCAGATATTGAACTATTACAGTCTGGCACAGAATGGAATAAAACAGAGGGCATTATCTTCTCAACTATGAGCGTGGATATGCAATCTATTACAGAAGAAAACGCAATTGAGTTTTACGCAAGATTGCAAATGTTATCCACTATTTACAATGGTTTCTTTTACGATAAAGAAACAAATCAGTATGTAGCACCAACATTTGAAGATGTACGGATACGCATTGGACTAAAAACCAACGCATACAGTCCTAACACATTCAACCAGTGGTTTAAGCGTATTGAGAAGGTACATCAAAAAGATATAAGTAAAAACAAAATGTTAGCCGCTTACTACGCAGCAAAAGTAGAAGTGGAACAAATTATGGAAGAAGAAAAAACAACTCATACCGAACGCAATGAAAGTTTTGCGTTTGACCTACAACCAAGAAGCGGGGCATAACAAATGGAAACAGTAACACCAAAATATCCACAGGCAGTAGTTCATTTAACACTTACTGAAAACGCATTTGAAATTATGGCAACAGTTTCAAGAGCGTTGAAAAATAACGGAGCAACAAAACAAGAAGTAAGTCAATACACAATGGACAGTATGGCAGGTGATTATGACGATTTAATTGCCGCGGTTCATAGATGGGTAACCGTTGCATGACCGCCAAGATAATCAACATACGCAATACAGAGTGTCCTAATTGCCCAGAAATACAACCAGTTACCGATATTGAAGCAGACTTAGCATTTATTTTGGTATCCACCGAAGTATTTGCAAGAGCAATCAACGCTGGTAATTGTGAAATGGCAATGCAAGTTGCAGACCAACTTATCCATAGTGGTAACAAGTTAGGTCAATACGCAATACACAAATCGCATAGTTGAAGGCGAAATAGCACTTGTGGAAGTAGGCAGTTTTTTAATTCCGCAAGTGCTATCTAGTGCTGGACGGCACTACTGATGAGCCTCATCAGAAACTAACAAGAGGGATAAACAAATGACCGAAGAAACAACACAAGTAACAACAGAAGCACCACTTACAAATCAACAAATTGCAGAAAATGTCGTAAAAGACTTACCTGCAAATGAAATCGTTAATGAAGTCAAACGCTTACTTGACGAGGTTGATTACCGCAAGCGAGAAGCGGCACTAGCAAAAGAAAGAGCAACACAAGGCACTTCACGCTACTTAAATCTTTTTAACTCACTTGAAGAATTTATCAAGGAGCATGTAAAAGATGAACAAATCAGCATTGACGACCTCAAAGAGTTTGCAGAGGAAGTCAATATCTCGCTTACAAAGTCAATCAAAGTTACATTTAATGTTAAGTGCGAATATGAGTTTGATGTTCCAATTGACTTTGATGAAGATGATATTACAGATGGTGATTTTACCGTCCGTATTTCATCAAATATCAATGATGAAGATGTTGAAGAAACACATGAGTCATACGAGATTGAAGATTTTGAGGTAGAAGATAATGACTAATACAAAAACAATTACAGTTACCGTTACAACAGAAACAGAAACGGTAACAAAAGATGCAGATAGTTGGCTAACAATTAATCCAACCAGTTTTTATCATGATGCGTGCGTACGAAAAGGGTATTGCACCGCAGAACAATATCTGGTTATTAACTGGACTAAATGGATTAAGTGGTATCAAGACTCAATGGCACACGGAACAAGTTTTATTTCCGTACCAGTACCAGCATTCGTCGGTGACACTTACGCAATTGCGTTAGCCGTTGCTGCCGAGTTAAACAAACCAATAACAACAACCGAAGGGATAAACGCATAATGGCACACAGACTAGAGGAATTTGCAGACGGAACTTCCGCCTTCTTTTCCGCAAGAGAGGTTGCTTGGCACAAACTGGGCACCGTTACAGAAGGCGCACTCACCGCAGAAGATGCGCTAAAAACTGCACAACTGGATTGGCAAGTCATCAAATCTGATGACCCAGTTTCAACAATGGTTCCTATGTACGGTAATTCCGCTATGGAACAAGGTTCAATGGAAGAAATCACATATGCAGATAAGTTTATGACTTATCGTTACCACCCAAAGACAAAAAAGGCGCAAGCACTTGGCGTTGTGGGTAATCGTTACACACCAGTTCAGAACCTGCAAGCATTTTCATTTCTAAATGCAGTTGCCGATGAAAGTGGCGCGGTATTTGAGACTGCTGGCAGTATTGACGGTGGTAAAAAAGTCTTTATGACTATGAAGATGCCAGAAGGATTGCAAATCGGTGGCGTAGATGCTATTGATTTATATTTGATGGCTTGGAACACACATGATGGAACTTCATCATTTAATGTTCTAGTTACTCCTATCCGCGTGGTTTGCCAGAACACGCTAACTGCCGCAATTTCACAAGCAAAATCCACTTTCACATTACGCCACACACCAAAAGTGGACAGTAAAATCCAAGCGGCACGAGAAACACTCAAATTGACATGGAAATACACAGAGTCATTTGAGCAGTTAGCAAATAACCTTCTTGGTCAGAAAATGACTGATAAGGAATTTTATTCATTAGTTGAAAATGTATTTCCAATTGATGACCCAGAAAGCCCACGCGCAGTAACTATGGCAGAAACTGCACGCGGAACACTTAATGGTTTGTGGAAAGCACCAACACAAGCCAACATTTTCGGTACAAAATGGGCGGCATATAACGCCTTTACCGAATATGCGGATTGGGCTAAGCCAGTCCGTGACAAAAATCCAGATACTGCTAGGGCTATCAGAATAGTTACTGGCGCAGGAGATAACTTCAAGAACAAAATCTTGAACCTGCTATAAGTCACCACAAGTCGGTAGGCGGTTTGGTACAAGTCGGGTAATAGTTAGACAACCCCACAAAGTGCCAAACCGCCTAATCGTTTGCAGAGCGTGTTTCTACTATTAGGCATAACAATAAATAGATACGCGACTTGCACTTTTAATTACTTGAACTCAACAAATAAATCGTTTAATCTAGTTAATGGAGGCAAACCCAAATGATAAACACCGTACTAGGCATTTCATTTTCTTTATTCACCGCAGTTTCTGCATTGACACTTAACACTCTTAATTCAAATCCACTTAAATTGACACTACGCGGTAGGCGTTTTCTATTCGTAGTTGCATTTGTAAGTGGATTATTACTTTACCAATTTGCAATTCATTTCTTTTGGTATTGCAATGAAAGTGAGTGCATTATTGAATGGAAGTAGGCAGTTTTTTAATTCAAACAAGTTTCTGCACACAAATTGTATGCAGATTATTTACGGAAGGTAAATAACAGATGGCAAACACGGTAAAAATACTGGTAGCAGTAGAAGTACCAACACCAAAATCCACAGTTGAAAAACTAAAGGGTGCTGAACTATCAAAAGCAATACGCGATACGGCAGAAGGCGAAGTGCTACACGCACTTCAACACTTGAACCCAGTTGTATTGCGTGTCCGACTAGCAAGAGAGAAGGCATAAATGGAAAATAAATCGGCTCTGGCGGTCAATCCTGACCAACAGATGTGGGATACAAAACAGTTAGCCGCTTTGAAACAA